CGCGCGCGATCCGGAGCGCGGGCGGCAAGGCCAAGGCGCGAAAGATTCAGGAAGAAAAGACCCGCCGGGAGCTTTTCCGGGAGCTGGTATCCCTCGGTATCGACAGCTCCAAGGGTAAGCCGGTGGGCCTTGATAAGCTGAAAAGCCTTGATGAAGCGGAGGTCAAGAACGTCACGGTTGCGGCGCAGATTGCCATTAACGAGCTGAAACGTTACTTTGCAACCGGCGACAAGGAGTCCCGCGATTACATCATGAACAGTGCTTTCCCTGAATCGGCTCCCGCGCCGGAGGGCGATGATACCCCCGGTGCGGAAGGGACGAAGGATGACGGCACTGTCCGAATCCACCTGATTCGTGGAGAGAAGCCGAGAGAAGAACCTACACCGGAGGACGGTGCTTCTCATGGCTGACATCTATATCGAGGATCTGATTGCCCCAAATTTCGATGACGTACTCGATGATGTGCTTGAACACAATCACGTCTATTACGTTCTCAAAGGTGGGCGCGGTTCTACAAAGTCCTCCTTTATCGCGTTTGCAATCATTCTGATTCTGACAACGCCGGGTAACGAGAAGATGCACGCGGTTGCCTATCGAAAGACGGCAAGCACGCTCCGCGATTCCGTGTTCAATCAGATTCAGAGCGCGATTGACATGCTCGGCATGACCGATGATTTCATTTGTCGCGTCAATCCTATGAAGATCATTCGCAAAAGTACAAAGCAGACGATCCTCTTTCGTGGTGTTGACGACAAGATGAAGCTGAAATCCTTGAAAGCGCCGTTCGGCTATTTCGCCGTGTCGTGGTTTGAAGAGGCTGACACGTTCGCTGGAATGGCTGAAATCCGAAGCGTTTTGCAGTCCACGATGCGCGGCGGTCAAGAGTTCTGGAATTTCATGTCTTTTAACCCGCCGGAAACGCGCGCCAACTTCATGAATCAAGAGGTTCTTGCTGTGCGCGCTGACAGGCTGGTTCACCATTCCGATTATCGGACGGTTCCGACGGAATGGCTCGGTCAGCAATTTTTTGATGATGCTGAACATTTGAAGCTCGTCAACCCGAAAGCGTATGAGCATGAATACCTCGGCGCGGTCACTGGCACGGGCGGCGAAGTCTTTGAGAATCTCAGGATTGAACCGATTTCCGACGCGCAGATTGCGTCGTTTGACTATATCTACATGGGCATTGACTGGGGCTGGTATCCTGACCCCTTTGCATGGACAAAAAGCTACTATGACCCGGCGCGCCAAATCCTGTATATCTTTGATGAATACAGGGTGAACAAGCAGTCTAACCGGGAAACGTGGGACGCCTTGCAGCAGCTCAAGGGCGTGACTGAGTACGACGTCATTACAGCGGATAGCGCAGAGCCGAAATCGGTAAGCGACTACAGAAGCTATGGCGCGACGTGCTACGGCGCGATCAAAGGCCCCGACAGTGTGCGGTACAGCATGAAGTGGTTGCAGTCCCTTGCGGCTATTGTCATTGATCCTAACAGATGCCCGGAAACCGCGCAGGAATTCGAGCATTACGAATATGAAAAGACCCCTGACGGTGACGTTATCAGCGGATACCCGGACAGGAATAATCACTCCATCGACTCGGTGCGGTATGCGCTGGAGCGCGTATGGAAGCGTAAAGGTCAGTAAGGCGGTGAATTCATGTTTTCCCATTTGATGCAATTTATAAGGCAGGTGTGGCAGAGATTGTTCCCCTTTAGAGATGTGGCGGCGGTCGAGCACATTGATTCGCCGCTTTCAAATGAAATGATTACAGCGCTGGATTTGTGGTACAAGATGTACACTGATGCCCCTCCGTGGATGGACGGGGATAAGGTGAAAACCTTGAACCTTCCGGCGCTTATTTGTTCCGAGATTGCCCGACAGGTCATGCTTGAAATGAAGTGGACGATCAGCGGCAAGCCGGACGAGGACGGTAATTCGGAAGCAAACGAGCGATCCGAATACCTCAAGGCCGAATTTGAAAAGCTGATTCGCATGCTCCGTTCTAAGCTGGAGCAAGGCTGTGCGGCTGGCGGCATGACGATTAAGCCCTATCCCAAGGACGGGCATATCTACTTTGACTGTTCCACGGCATGGAGCCTGTATCCTGTGGCGTTTGACGATGACGGCAACCTCAAGGACGTCATTTTCCGCGATTCCTTCCAAGATGGCAAGACCACCTATACCCGCCTTGAGCGTCATCAGGTGACGCCCGATGGTGTGCGGGTGACACAGCGCGCATTTAAGTCGAGTCAGCGTGAAAACATCGGCGTGGAGATCCCGCTGACCGATGTTCCTCAGTGGGCAGAAGTTGAGCCGGAGGCGCTGCTGAAAGACACGGACGGTCAGATGTTCGGTTGGTTTAAGACGGCAACGGCGAACAATGTTGACGTTGGTGCGCCGATGGGCGTTTCTGTGTTCAGTAAGGCAAGCAATCTCATCAAAGAGGCAGATATTCAGTATTCCCGTATTCTGTGGGAATATGAGGGCAGTGAGCTTGCCATTGACGTTGATCCGACGGCACTGCGCCCCAAGAAGGGCGCGAATGGCGTTATGGAGATGCCCAAGCTCAATGAACGTCTTTTCCGTGGTGTTGACCTCGGCAGCGAGGACAATTATAACGTATTCTCCCCGGCGATTCGTGACTCTTCCCTGTTCGCCGGTCTGAATCAGCTTCTTATGCGCATTGAGGATAATTGCGGTCTGGCACGCGGTACGCTGTCCGACGCAAACACCGAAGCGCGCACGGCTACGGAGCTGAGAATTGTCCGGCAGCGTACATATGCCACTATCGCAGACAATCAGGCGGCGCTTGAAGTCTGTCTGCGCGACGTCGTGCGCGCGATGGACAAATACGCCTCGATGTACAACCTCGCCCCCGAAGGTGAGTATGACGTGTCCTTTGAATGGGATGACAGCATTCTCACGGACGCGGCACAGCAGCTCGGTGAACGTCTGGAGCTTCTGTCTAACGGCCTGATGGGACAGGTTGAATTCCGCATGTGGTACTTTGGCGAAACCAAGGCGCAGGCGCAGGCGGCGGTTGACGCGATCCAGCAGGAGCGCATTAAGCAGAATGTTGAATCCATGATGGCAATGGGCGGCATGGGCGGTCAGGGTGCGACGCCTCCAACGGGCAACGATCCGACAACCAAGCCGGTTCCGAGCGAAGAGTAAGGTGGTGACAACCTGTGCTGACTGAACAGCAGCTTGAAGCCGTTTTGAAGATCATTCAGCGCAGGTTTGATTCCCTGAATACGGTTTATATCCGCAAAATCGCTGAACAGATCAAGAAAATCGGCGGTCTGAGTCAATCCAGCATTAACCGTCTAACGGTCATGGCTGAGGTGACATCTGATGTGACCGAGATTACACGCATGCTTGCCAACGCTACGGCGCTGACGATCCCTGAAATCTACGGAATCTACCAGCAAGCCGCGCAACAGGCGTATACGGATGACCGATTCAAAAGCGCGTTTGTGTCAAATCCGCAAGCGCTTTCCCGGGTAGAACCCCGTGTCAACTGGCTTGCAAACGCGATGGCGCGTCAAACGGCAAGCATGATTACCAACATTTCAAACACAACCCTCGTATCCCGGACATACCGTGACGCGGTGGACACGGCGATTACTGCTGTGTCCTCCGGTCTGGCGGATTACAAAGCGGCTACACGAACGGCGCTCCGCGCGGTTGGGTACAACGGCATGGTCGTTCAGTATCCAAGCGGGTATCGCCGCCGCCTTGATACCGCGATCCGGCAGAACGTCATCAACGGCGTGAACCAGATTGCTCAACAGGGCGCGATGATAGCCGGTGAAGAGCTGGGATATGATGCGGTTGAGTTGTCGGCCCATCTGAGAAGCGCCCCTGACCATGAACCCGTACAGGGACGCGTCTTTTTGACGGCTGAATTTGAGAAGATGCAAGCAGGACTCCCATTCGTCGATGTAGACGGTAACGCTTATTTGGCGTTCAAGCGTCCCATCGGTGAATGGAACTGCATGCACATTCCGCTTCCATTTTCGACAAAGCACTCCGTCAGACGGTACACCGATGCGCAGTTGAAAGACTGGAAGGATCGTAACGATGATGGATGTGACATCGACGGTAAGCATTATACGACCTATGCCGCCGGTCAGTTGATGCGCAAGATGGAAACGGAAGTCAGGCGGCTTAAAGATACCGCTAACGCTGCGCGGATTGCCGGAGATGACGTTCTCCGGCGGCAGTGTCAGACACAGATCAACGCAATCAGCGCGAAATACGCGCAGATTTCGTCTCTGTCGGGCATTAAGCAGCGTCGTGACCGAATGGTCGTTGAAGATTTCAAAGCCGTCTAAACGGCAAAGGAGGCCCTCAAAATGAAGAAAAATACGGTGACTCAGGAACAGATTGACAAGCTGTTCCACGATGCAGAAAAGAAGTACGACGTTGTGTTCGATAAGTGCTTGCGTCTGACGGTTCAGCTCCCGAATGGATTCATCCTCACGGAATCCAGCGCTTGCGTCGATCCGGCGAATTTCAGTGCTGAGGTTGGCAGGAAGATCGTTGATGAACGTATCAAGAACAAGCTGTGGGAGCTGGAGGGTTATCGTCTCCAGTGTGGCATTGCCGAACGCAAGGAAGCGCGCGATATGGGCTTTGGCGCGGCGCTGGCAGCGCTCAAACAGGGCCTCAGTGTGGCGCGTCGTGGCTGGAACGGCAAGGGTATCTACCTCGCGCTCCAGTGCCCGGACGAGCACAGCAAGATGACTTTGCCGTACATCTACATCGTGACCAACGGCCTTGTCACCGATAACCCGGAAGCCCCGAAGGGCGTTGTACCGTGGCTGGCGAGTCAGACCGACATGCTTGCCAATGACTGGTACGTGGTCTGATTTTCAGGCCCTCAAATTCAATAGCAACAGGCTCACAGTTCGTGGGCCTGTTTCTATATATTTTCCCTCGTCACAGGGGTTTATATGTGACGACATCACTGCGCTGAGTGGCAGCGCGTTTACAAGTTAAATCTCTGATGTAACAGGAGGAACAGTATGGAATTTCTCAAGGCACTTTTTGGTGATGGCGAAGCGCTGACCTTTGAACAGCTCATGGCAAAGGCTCAGGAGGCTCAGATGAAAGTCGTGAACCTTGCTGATGGTGGCTACGTGTCGCAGAGCAAGTTTAACGACAAGACCGGATTGCTTAACCAGCAGGTCACAGACCTTCAAAGCCAACTGACTCAGCGTGATACCGACATCACGAACCTGCGCGAAGCTCTGACTGCTGCGCAGGCAGACGCAACCAAGCTCGGCGACGCACAGCGCGCCCTCGCTGATATGCAGAACCGTTACACCACGGAGAAGCAGCAGTATGAGGACAAGCTGTCCAGTCAGGCGTATGAGTTTGCTGTTCGTGAACGTGTCAATGGCCTGAAATTCACCTCTAAGGCGGCGAAAGCCGAATTTATGAGGTCTGCCATTGCTCAGAAGTTTGCGATGAAGGACGGCAATCTGCTGGGCTTTGACGATTACGTCAACCAGTACAAGGCTGAGGATTCCGGCACGTTTGCGCAGGAAGCTCCCGCCAATCCCGCTCCGGCTCCTGCCCCGGTTAAGAATCCGACTGTGGTTCTGCCGAGTGGCGGCAAGCCGAATCCCGGCAAGAAGTTCAGCCTCAGTGAGCTGATGAGGCAGAAGAACGAAAACCCGGATGCGCAGATTTCCTATGAGTAATCCGCGCGTCTGAACACACAGAAAGAAGGATGTAAAATATGGCTGGCATTTTCAATGCGAAGCATTTCAACGGTGAAGTCTTTAAGGGCTACGTTGATCGAATCCCCAATCCGCGCAAGACTGAACTGCTCAAGTCCCGCGCCATTCGCTCCCGTCCGGAGCTGGCCGCGTCCATGCGCGATGAAGTCGGCGGCAACTACATCAGCACCCCGCTCAAGGGCCTGATTTCCGGTTCTGTCCCGATGAACTATGACGGCAATACCGACATCACCCCGTCCAGCACCGAAACCTTCATGCACTCCCGTGTTGTGGTTGGCCGTGCGAATGCGTGGGCTGAGTACGATTTTGCCTACGACATCACCGGCGGCGAGGACTTCATGGAGAACATCGCCGCGCAGATCAACGACTACTGGAACGAGATCGATCAGGATGTTCTCGTTTCTATCCTCAAGGGTGTTTTCGGCATGACCGATGCTCAGGGCAAGAAGTTCGTTGAAGCTCATACCCATGACATCACTGCCCTCGTCAACACCGAGGACAAGACCGGCATGATGGATGCGACTACCCTGAATACCGCGATGCAGAAGGCGTCCGGCGATCAGAAGGGCAAGTTCACCCTCGTCATCATGCACAGCGCGGTTGCTACCAATCTGGAGAACCTCAAGCTGCTGACCTATCTCAAGTACAACGACGAGAACGGCATGGAGCGCGAAATCGGTATCGCTACCCTGAATGGCCGTCTGGTTCTGGTTGATGACTCCATGCCGACTGAGGAAGTCGATGGCGCTATCCACTACACCACTTTCGTTCTCGGCGACGGCGCTATCGAGCTGACCGATTGCGGCGCGAAGGTTCCGTATGAAATGGATCGTAACCCGGCAGTCAAGGGCGGTCAGGATCTCCTGTACAGCCGTCAGCGTAAGTGCTGGGCTCCGTACGGCATTTCCTTCACCAAGAAGTCTATGGCCTCCGCGTCCCCGACCGACGCTGAGCTGGCGAACGGCGCGAACTGGGAGCTTGTATCTTCCGCTGGTACTACCAAGAAGTACATCGACCACAAGGTCATCCCGATTGCCCGTATTATTTCTCTGGGCTAATCAATGTGCAAAGGAGGGCGGCTTGAATGGCGCATGCTACCTACTTGACTTATGATGAGTACAAGGAATACGGCGGCGGGCTATCGCAAGCCGCCTTTCCCCTCGTTGAAATGGCCTGTCGAAAGCGGATTGACTATCTGACGGATTCCCGCGTACAGAGAATGGCAGAAGTGCCTACTGCTGTTAAGCAGTGCATGATGCTGATTATGGCGCTGGAATCCGCAACTGGCGCTAACGCGCAGGTTGAAAATCCGGCTGTCACGTCGTTCAGCACCGACGGCTATTCGGAATCGTACGGCAATGCTCTGAGCGCGGATGATACCGCGAAGCAGATCAATAAGACGATTGCGACATGTCTGTACGGTGAAGTGGATGACGAAGGTGTGCCGCTGTTGTATAGGGGCGTGGTTGCATGAAAATGTGTAACGCGGTGATTACCGTATTCAACGCGAAACATGATCCTGAAAAGGACTGTGACGTCTATCACGGTACAGTTCTGGAGGGTGTTTCGTGGTATGAGCAAACCGTTTCAAACGTGACCACGGATGGGCTGAAAGCCGCCAATCGAGTTATAGTTCGAATCCCTAACTCCGTTCTGATTGATAAATACGTAAGTCCACTTTTTTACGCGAAAGCAGATGACGTAACCGGACTGTGTACTTTGCAGACGGGCGACGTGATTGTCAAAGGCGCGCTTTATGCGTCCGGCATGACGCCCGCACAACTGCATTCTGAGTACAAAGATGTGATGACCGTCCTCGGCGTGACGGATAACACCAACGCGCCGCACGGCAAGCATTGGAAGGTTACAGGGGCTTAAATGTCTACCGTCATTGTCGCGGATTTTCAGTGGAACGGCGATCAGGATTTACTTAGGGCTAAGAACCTCGAAAAAGGCGGGCTTGTTCAGCAAGCTATCGACAATGCTGTGATTTCCTACTGCATGCAATATGTGCCGTGGGATTCCGGCACGCTGGGTAAAAGTCCGTACTCTGCATCACCTCCCGGATGCGGACATGTTACGTACAATACCCCTTATGCCCGGTATCACTACTACGGCGTGGTCTATGGCCCGAACATCCCTGTTTACGACGACAGCAGCGGAGAACCTACACGGTTCTATTCTCGCCCCGGCATGCCGAAATCTCCGAAGGTTCCAACACAGATGATCCAGCACAGCCATGACGTCAATCCGCTTGCTGGGCCGTTCTGGTTTGAGCGCATGAAAGCAGATCACAGCGACGATATTTTGCAGGAGGCGAAGTCGGTTGCCTACGGTTAATACTATCGAAAAACTGCGCGAGTGGTTTAGAGATTGTCCTGCGATTCTGAAAGAGAATCGCTTTCGGGTAGATTTCCTGTCCGACAAGCCTCTTGAATACTCGCTCTTTTCTGTTCCTTCCAGCATTTCTTATAAAGAAAATGTGCTGGGTGAAATGATTCCCACGGACATTCAGACTATGAATTTCGTGTTTGCGATCAAGACGCCATATGGAGCCGATGTTCAGCAGAACATGCGGAACCTTAATTTCTTTCAGGAAGTTATGGCGTGGATTATCGAGCAAAACGCTCAACGGAACCTTCCTCAGATCAGCGAGGGCGTGGTTCGATCCATCGTTCCAACACTCACAGCCCATCCGAGTGAAGCAGGTTCTGACTGCGCGATCTACCAAATCCAACTCAAGATGCAGTATAAGCGCAGAGGATAAACAAAATAAGGAGGAATTCCTATGGCAAAGTATGAACGCCATCGCGGTATGTATTTCGGCTCTTGGACTGGTCAGGACATTGCCGAATATGCCGGTGTTGACATCGGCGACAGCACCGGTGTTACCAGTTGTACCGTTGTTGCTGCTACGTTTGGCACGGGCGTACAGTCCCTTCCGGGCGAGTATGTATTCAGTCATGACGGTACGAACTGGCTGCTGAACAGCGCCGTCGTTGCTGCTGATGCGCTCAAGACCACCTACGGTCTGACCGTGGAAGGTACGCCCAAGAAGGGTGACATTCTCGTTGTCACCTACAACCCGGCGTCCAGTGGTTGGGAAGCGCTGGGCAAGGACAACGACGAACTGACCAAGGAGCTGAACCCGGATACCGAGACTTCCAAGAATGTTCTCGGCGAGGCTACCATGGTTCACAACGGCTATGAGCCGGAAATCGGCGTTGATCCGTACTATGTTGACCCGGCGCGCAAGATGTACAAGCGTCTGCTTGACATCGCCATGCAGGAGCTTTACGGTGAAAGCAACTGTCTCGGCTTCTTCGCTGAGGCTTTCTTCACTGCCGCTAACCCGGAGACGAAGAAGATGACCGGCTACTGCTACGTCCGTCAGGCGTGGTTCATCCCGCAGTCTACCGGCGGCGACACTGCCGGTTTTGCGATCCCGGTCAACATCAATCCGGTTGGTGCGGTCACTAAGAAGAAGATCGTCTATGACATGACGACCAACGAGGCGACCATCACCGATTTCACTGAGTAATGATAAGGCGCTGTGCGGCTGACTGGCTACACAGCGCCTTTTCTGCGCTTAACCCAAAGATATAGGAGGCATGTCTTATGGCTGATAAGAGAAATAACGTCATCGTCATTGATGACGGTACGCGGGAGCTGATTCTCAAGAATCAGTTTGGCGTGGTTATCTGTAAACTGCACATCCGAACGAGCGATCTTTCCCTCATGGATCGTTATAACGACCTGATGAATGACCTCGGCGACGTTGTGGCTCCGCTGTCTGAAATCGGCATTAAGGCCGACGGTACAGCTGAATTCGACGCTGAATGGGCGACTATCAAGCAGGTTGAAGCCGACCTGATGAAGCGTCTGAGCACGCTGTTTGACACGGACGAAATCAATGCGATTTTCAAGCATCGACACATGTTCTCGTCTATCGGCGGCGAGTTCTTTGTTGAGAAGGTGCTGAACGCGCTGGGTGCTGAAATCAGCAACGCGATTAAGGAGGAAACGGAGCTTTCCAAGCAGCGCATGAGTAAGTATCTGGATGACGTGCAGCCGGAGGCGGTTGCCGATGCTCGGATTACTTCCTGATTCCCTCATTATCGCTGGTAAGCGATACGCAATCCGTTCGGATTTCCGTAATTTCTTGCGCATTATCGAGGTCTTTAATGATCCCGAACTGACAAACGAAGAAAAGGTATATGTGTTCTTAAAGCGCGTATACGTGGAATTCGATTCGATCCCCAACCAGCATTATGAAGAGGCGTATAAGCGCGCCGCCGAATTCATGGAGTGGCAGAAAGAAGAAAAGAAACATAGTCCACGCCTATACGATTGGGTTAAAGATGAACAGTTGATTTTCCCGGCGGTTAATAAAGCGGCTGGCATGGAAATCCGTGCATTACCCTATCTGCATTGGTGGACGTTTCTCGGCTATTTCCAATCCATTGATTCGGAAAGCCTTTGGGGAACGGTTCTGTCCATCCGGCAGAAACGAGCTAAGGGCAAAAAGCTGGAAAAGTGGGAACGCGAATTCTACAACAATAATCGTGAGTTGTGTCAGATCACCCGGACTGAGGTGCGCAAATCGGCTGAGGACACGCTACAGGAAATCTTCAAATCACTGCTGAAAGAAGGTGATTGACGATGGCTAACGGTTCTGACGGTTCGATTACGTTTGACACGTCGTTGGACACTACAGGGTTTTCTAAAGGATCGGAGAAGCTGAAATCGGCTATTGCCGGTATTGTGAAAACCGCGAATAACGTGGGCAAGCAGATGGGTAACGCCATTCAGGGTGCGATCCCTTCTATCAAGCAAGTCGGCGACGCTATTCAGCAAACC